TTGATTGTTATAATATCCAGCTGCTTTTCCACGTGAAACTTCCATGTTACCTGCAGCAGTCCAGGCTTTGTTTTCTCTGAACTCATCTCTAAGTTTGCCTAACTCTACCATGTGTCCATTAAAACTTATGTCATATTTTTTTAACATCTCTGTCCTTCTCTCACCTATATACTCGACCACTAAAGGATATTTTTTTGGATTTTGTAACTCTGATGCCCTAACATAAGCAGACTCTTCATCATACCCTGCTAGGATCGCACATTCAGTTGCTGTTTTCCTACCTTCGTGAGCTATGATTAAGTTTGCAAATTTTAATTGTTTTTCTGTTAATCTTTTTGGAACTCCCATGGTTGAAATATATAAAATATAGGATATATTTCAAGTACGAATGAATGGAAAGCTATTAAGTCAAGTATTAAATAAAATGCTAGTATCTCCTGCAGCTCAAGATGCAAGAGTACAAGTTTGTTTACCAGATGGTAAATTTTACGACATTACTTCATTTCAAATGCTTGAAAATAAAATTATAGGTCATAGAGAGTCTCACAGATTAGTGTTCACAATCAAGGCTGAAACCTGGAATATGGGTAAGGTTTTGAAGAAAATAGGTGACTAATATTGAACACCACTTACTCTGAAAATTACTCTGAAAAATGTTGAAGAAAGAGTCTAAATTTTGGAGGGAGATAAGAGCACATAAATGTGAAATAAACTGGACTAGGATTGAAAATTCTGCAGCTCATGGCACTCCAGATCTGTTGGGTTATAACAAAAATAATAAATTTTTTACGGTCGAATTAAAAGTAAGTTTGAGTAAGTTTTTGACCTTCTCACCACACCAGATTTCGTTCCATATTAGACATCCTAAGAACACTTTCATCATGGTAAAAGAGCTGCCACGGGCCCTCGGTCAGGGGGCTATAAAACTTTATGAAGGGACCGAGATCCACGCGCTTGTGGGCGGGACCCACCCGGAGCCTGTGGCTTGTGGCTTATCAGCTTGTTGCTTGTTCCTTGAGCGCTTGTAGCTTGTGGCCTGGTGCGTGCTTGTGGGCGGGGCCCTCCCAAAAATCTATTACAGTTATTCCGTGGCCCCCAGTGCCGAGCGATTCCTGGGCTTTTTTCTTCTCGTTGACCACGGTCACTGCCTGGCTCAAGTAGAGCTGCGCATAAGTGCGCGTTTCAGAATTAGTGTTCACCGTAAGCTATATTTTTAACTTTCGGATCCCAACACGCCCGACAGTCCAGGCAAGCGTTACCCTGCTGCGGGGCTGGACATGTAGCTGC